GCTCAGTAGGCCCGGTATGGGATCGACACGTTGACCTGGTACCAGCCATGGCCGTCATCGCCAATCGTCGCAGCAGATGCCGCGTAGCAGTCGAATGGCCCGGTCGGGTCGCTGTAGAACTCAAAGTGCTGCACCAGCGTGTCGGCGGCCTTGGTGATGGCCAGGGTGCCCTTGTAGCTGGGCACGAACAGCTGAACAATGATGATGCCGGTGCGGCGCACGCACGGGCCGATGCCGGTCTCTGGCGCGCTGGCCAGGCCTGGTACATCTGCCAGTCGTGCCCATATGGACTTGCCAGCCGGGTTGAAAGGCCCTTGCGGATTGTTCGGGTAATCGACAGCGTCTGCGGGAATGCCCGCCCACTGCGTCATGCGGCCAGTGACGATGGCCCGGATCTGTTCGAAGGTCATGTCCTGTAGGCCTCGGCAACGCCGTTGAACGACACCGCGTAGATGCCGGCCGGCGCCTGCTGGGAATGGCCATCCTCAAGCGGGCCTGCATACGGCAGATTGTTCTGGATGAAGACCTGCGTGTATGGCTCCAGGCCGGTGACCGCCCGCACACCCGCCTGGAGAGTTTCTGCGCCCGTTGGGTCGACATTCACGGTGCTTGTGTACACCGGCGCGCCTACGCTGACGATGTTGTTGCCACGGAAGCGCCCGGTATCAACCGGAGAGCGCAGAACGATTTCGTTAAGGAGCGCCATCGCGATGACTCTCACGCGCTGGGTCAGTTGTTCCTCCACCACGCCAGCGAAAAGGCTGGGCGGTGTGCTCCAGCCCCTTCTGGACATGGTCACTTCCTCAGTTGGATCTCGTAGTGGGTCTTGGCCGGGTCGATGCCTGGGCTGACGATGCGATAGGTCACCGGATCGCCCGTGTTCAGGTCGTCGGCGGTGATCTCGTGGCCGACCGCCGGCTTATCGGTGACTTCGTTGGCCAGGCAGATCAGCAGTACGTCACCCACCAGAATGTTGATGTTGTCGATCCGACGGCTGTCGTAGTTATCGAAGACGCCGCGCCCGGTATAGGTCACAGGCTGCGCGGTGGTCGTCTCGCTGACAGGATCCCATACGCCCGGGCCCATGTAAGAGCCAGTGAGGGCCTGCACAGCATCAGCCAGATCATCGTCGAATGCCTCGGCCAGGTCGGCTTGTATATCGTCGCGGAGCCCCATGCCCTACCCCCTCAACACGCGGAACGCGAATGGATTGCTGCGCCATGGGGTGAGCAGGGCCAGCGCCAACTGCACACACGCCGGCTGGGCGGCCGTGCTGGTCTTGTCGATGGAGCCGAAGGTCTTGCTGGTCGATACAGAGCCAGCCTTGACGGTCTTCGCCTCAAGCGACCCTTCGGTCTGCTGTTGGTACAGCTTGCCCTGGGACGCGCACTTGGCCAGCCGGGCGCCAGCCTCTTTCACGTCGTCAGGGATGGCTTCCATGTCGATCCCGGTCAGGTTTAGCGCTGTCAGGTAGGCGTTTGCCTCAAACACCGCCTCGTCCTTGAGGTCGTCAGCTGCCCAGCCAGCCCCGAGGATGCTATCCACGTCGGCTACGGTGATGTAGGTAGCCATCAGGCCTCCGCTTAAATGTGTGGGGCCTAAGCCCCGGTATTACTTGGTGAGTTCGTCGACCTGCTTCTGCAGCGACTCTTTCGAGGCGTTGGCGCGATAGGCCACCCCGGCCTCGGTCAGCTTGGCCTTGAGCTGCTCCACCTCTGGGTCACTGGCCGCAACCTGCTTCAAGGCAGCGATTTCAGCGCGGAGATGCTCGTTCTCCTCCTGCAACTTGCCGGCCTTCTCGACCTCGCCATCGCGCTTGCTTTGCAGGCTGGCGATGCCGGCATTGACCGCTTCCAGCACCTGGAACAGGCGGCCGGCTGTTTCGCCAAGCTCACCCTCTGGGCGCTCCAGGCTCTGCACTGCGAAAGATTCAACCATTACGCCAATGGCGGCCAGCTCAGCAGTCAGTTGATCGGCCAGGTCCTGGCTCAGCCCGCCAGCCCCGACAACCACGGCCTTCAGTTCGGGGCGAATGGTCACCTCGGGCACGTCTTTGGCCTCGCCCTTGCGACTGGTAGCAGCGTTGGCATCAACGATTACCAAGCCGGCTTCCTTAGCCAGTGCCTTCACGTTCTCCTGATACTGGTGGAACGGTCCCGCCAAGTACCAGATGTTGTTCTTGCTCATGCTCACATCCTCAGCGGGCCAAGCCATAGGCCCAGCCCGCCATCAGGGTTACTTGGAGGCGTCACCGATCAGAGCGACACCAGCGGTGTGCTTGATGCTGGTGGCGGTCTTGTCCCAGTTGGTGCCGGTAGCCAGTTCGGCATCGGTCGGAGACTTGCCGCCGGCGGTCACATCCCAGGTGTAACCCTTGAGACCCAGGCCGAAGGTGTAGTCGGTCTGCAGCGTGGTTTCGATCCGCTCTTTGCCGTTGTTGGTCTGGACGTTGCTGATGATGTCTCGGCCGTCGTGCACCAGAGCCGCGCCCTGGACCAGAGACAGGATGATCTCCTTGTCCGGGGTGCCGTCCTGCATCAGCGCCGGGGCATCGGTCACAACCGAGACCTTGCCAAGGATGTCGATCACGCGAACGTTGCCAGCCTGGAACAGCTGCTGCTGGTTGGCCAGGTTCTGACCGACCAGCTTGTGGTAGGTGGTGCCCTGCATCACCTGGGTGACCAGGTTCTGGCTCGCATCACCGAACTTCGCGTGGGCGTTGTTCAGGCCGGCGTAGGTTATGCCGGCGGTAGCCGACACATCGTTGACGGCAGCGGCCTGGGCGGTGATCGCGGCGACCAGGGCTGCGATGGCGGTGTTCAGCTGGTCCTTCAGCAGGATCTCGGCGAACGCGCGGGACGCGACCTCGATGCCTTGAGCGGTCGGGCGCTCCAGCCAGGTCATCTGCGAAGGCTCGTAACGGATCGGGCCGAAGCCACCGGCGACCTTCACCGAGGTGTTTTTCAGCTCGGCCAGGTCGGTGATCGGCGCTGCGCCGTTGGCGGCGTAGCGATCCACGCGGCGCTGGGCAGCTGCCAGGGTCTGGAAGAACGACTCTTGCAGGAAGTCGCCGGTGAAGCCGTCCGGGGACAGCACGATGGCGCCGCGGCTGGCGGCATTGAACGCAACGAGCATCTGATCCAGCGTCTCGATGGTCGCCGGCATGATGTATTCGTTGAAAACCTGCATTTGCGACAGGGACATGGGTGTATTTCCTTATTTCAATGGAAGGTCTGGGAACCGGCTGGCCAGTGCCGCCGTGCGTTCCTCTTTGGTGCCGCCGATGTTGCCTCTTGCGGCCCCGCCGCCTTTTCCAGCACCCCCGGCCCCGCCGCCGGATGCCTTGCTACCAGCGATCAGCGGACCGAAGGCCGGATCGTTGGTGAATTCTGCTTTCAGCTCGTCCAGCGTTGCCGCCGAGAGCTTGCCGGCCGCGTCCAGAACGACGACGGTGGGTTTACCGTCGCGCTGCTCAACGCTCAGCCGGCGTTCGATGTGGGGAAGCAATGCCTTGGCGCTGCCAGGGACAGCCAGAGTGGTAGCGATCTCGGTAGCGGTGCGACCCACGGTCAGATCCCGGATCTGGCCTTGCAGGGTGCTGTTGGTGCTTTCGAGTTGGCCGGTCAGCTCGGCCTCACGGCGCGCGTACTTCTCGGACCAGGACTTCTCGAGCTCCTCGACGTTGCCCGACTTGCGAGCCGCCTCTTCGCGCTCGAGGCGAGCGGTTTCCTCAGCCTCCTTGCGCGCCTTCTCGGCGGCTTTCTTCTCGCCCAGCAGTTCCTCCACCTTGGCCTTCAGGCCGGTGACGTCTTCCTGCTGCGGAAGCCCGTCGATACCGAGTACGAACTTGCCATCTTTCTCGACATACAGGGATTGGATGGCTTCATCGACGCCTTCGAGGCTGTCCAGTTGGAATTTCAAGGTCATTGCTGTCTCCCAGAGACGTTGAGCAGGCCCTGCCTGCGGGCATAAAAAAACCCGCCGAAGCGGGTGTTGATTCAATAATCGTTAGCCACCGATGAGAATCGTCATGCGCAACAAGTCGATAGCGTCCTCCTGATAGGGGCGGACGGCATAAACGTCATTGATGCGATGGACCAAAGGCCTATTCTGATTACAAAGATCCGGAAACCTCATGCACACCTGAAGGATGTCGTTCAGATCATGGCCTTCCAATCGACCACCCTCTACGGCGTGAGCGGTTAGTTCTCGAAGGCATTCCACATTCATCTGGGCTTCGTCTGTTCTCCGCTGCTCGCTCGCGGCTATCGCACCCTCGAAGTACCGAAAAACACGCATGAGCTCTTGTGTCGTCAAATTTCTAAGCACGTGCCATCTCCTCCATCTGAGGAAATCACCGTACCAGTTCTGCCTTTTCGAAAGCCATCGGCTCACGCTCGCGCAGCTGCTTGAGGGTCAAGGTGCGGCCGTCGTCATCGACAAACCGGTCGATGGACAATTCGCCCTTGCTGAACAGTTCGTAACGCGCAGGCCCGAGCACGTCCTTCTGGAACGCTGCGGGCTGCCGTGCAAGCCATTCGGCGTAACTGGTCTTGCTGTTAACCTGCTCGGCACCATCAGGGCCAACAGAAGGCCTGGTTGAGCCGGGGATCTCCCGTGCGAACTCGTCCTTCAGTACCGGGATGACCGTGGTCCGGCACCGCCAGTGATACGGAGGCTTCGGCCCATGCAGCGGAATGATCGTCTGATCGATGCTCATGCAAAACAGCGTGGTTCGGCTG